ATGCGACACTGATTGCCCCTACCTGCAATAGTCGCACTGTCTGTGTGGTCTGCATATTCTATGTAAACTTTGATAGTCATCGTGTGTTCCTCTCTGTGTCTGTCTTCATGCATCAAACATGAGGTAAAGCTTTTCATGATGCAATACATTTTTTTAGTCTAGGAAGTATAGTTGTAATGTATACTTTCGTATAGGTTCCTTGTGCTACTATAATGTACTGCATCTGTGTGCAGCAGATCGTGATGCATCTGTGTGCGACTAGTGGGTGTGCTTTATGTGTGTGTCATACATGTGATGTGGTGTTTCGTGCACACCATACGGTGGGGTATGGTTACAGGCATGCTTTTTATACCTACGCATCCTACATGTCTTGCTGAATGTAGTAAAATCAACAGCTTAGCATGATATAAAGCACAGTGTTTGAAAGTGTGCAGTGCTCCACCAGTAAAACTATAAGCAGAAACCACAGCAAAACCAAGAACTTAGCATGCTTTGACCGGGGCGGGCAGGGGCCACATGGGGGGTGCACGTTATACGTATATGCACAGTTACACACACGGGGTAAAACCGACCTGCTTACCTATATACATGACTCTTTTAGTAATGTTAATTAGTTTAACATGTTATAGTATAACACTTTGCAGTATTGCAACACAGGATTTGCAACTATGCAGGACTACAGATGTATCTCTTTAGTATAGTTACGTAACGTCACTTCATGATAGTACAACTAAAACGCTTGACACACACTTGCTTTTCAGCATAACTATGGGGGTAGGGGGCTATAGTTAAACTATAAGAGTATAACACAAGAGTAAGACAGCCCCTCAAGGGCTGTCCTTAACATTAAAGTTATACTATAGAGAAAGTAAACATAAGAGTTAAACTATAGGGATGGTTATAACTTAGTGTGTTAAACAGGATACTGGACATAGGTCATTAAACTCCCCTAAGTTATAACACTAAAGTTTAACTATACCTCTTGACATACGTATTTAGACATGATACAGTCTACGTAATCACAACATAAAAGTTACTACCTTACTGTGATTATGTGTATGTCGTAGACTCTAGTGGTTGTAACATCTCACTGTGTGTCTCTCTCCTCTCCCTCCCTTCAGTCTGTGTTATGTTAGACTGTAGCGTTTGCGGCATACACACTCTTTCTCTCCTTACATTTGTATTTATAACTCATAAAAGGCTTGACAATGGTTAAGAAGCCTGTACAACTATATGCAAGCGAAACAGTCATAGAAGACTTTTATAACGCTTTAGCTGACAATGACCCACGTGCTTTACGTAAGGTTCACATTCCTAAGTCAGATGTTTTCTACGTAAGAGAAGCTATCTACCGTGACACAGGTGTGTGGTACACGTTAGATCACGTAGAGAGAGCTATGTATTTAGAAGGGCACCTGAAGTCTTATGAGGTGTTAGACCCAGATAGAAAGAGAGAGTACGCTGATGAATAACTTGTATAATCCCCGTGAAAAGGGTTGCACTCCTAGCAAAGGTAAGATGTTTGATAAGAGTGAAGACACGTCGCATCGCTTTGGTAGTAAGGATATGCGTGGTGACAAGGGTACTGTAACGAACACTACAGATAACCTTGTAGCTAACGTAGATGATATGATGACTATGTACATCGTTAAAGGGTACTAAGACTATGGCACCTAAAGGCTTGATGGGTATTGACTCTGAGGATGAGCTAGAGGTTAGACCTCTTACTACAGAGCGTGAGAATACCCGTATTATGGAACGCTTGATGCAGGACTGGAATCTAGGCCCTGAGAAAGCTTCTCCTAAGCCTGGTGACAATAAGCCTTACTGGAATAAGATGGCCGCTGTATGGGGTGTATCTGAAGCACAGGCACGTAGACAGTTGTGTGCTAACTGTGAATACTTTGATGATACACCTGAGAAGATGCAGGGCATGGAATCTGTACCCTTTAATAAGTTTGATGCTGATGGTGGTGGCAGGGGTTGGTGTCACAAGTTTGACTTTATCTGTCATAACCTGAGAACATGTCAAGCTTGGGAGTATCGTCCTTACGAGGAAGATGAAGACTGATGATTAAGACCATTGATAGTGAAGCCAAGTGGGCTGAAGCTGATACGGATGGTGATGGTGTTATCACTGAAGAAGAGATAGCATTGTATGAACGCAAGGTTAGGTTTGAGAATGAAGACAAGAAGGAAGACGCTCAGCGCAACATGGCCTGGTTTGCTTTGTTTGGAATGCTTCTCTATCCTTTTGCTGTTCTTCTATCTAACTTACTTGGTTTATCTACTGCAGCTAACGTATTGGGTGACATGGCCCCTACGTATTTTGTTTCAGTAGCAGCGATTGTAGCAGCGTTCTACGGCAAAGAAGCTTACACAAAGAAGCGTGATTCTAAAGATGAGCAAAGATCCGAGACTGGAAAGAGCGGGAGTTAGTGGCTATAACAAGCCTAAGCGTACCCCTAAGCATCCTACTAAGTCACATGTAGTTGTGGCTAAGGAGGGTGATAAGGTTAAGACTATCCGGTTCGGACAGCAGGGTGTTACTGGTGATAAGCAGCCTACGAAGCGTCAAGCTAGCTTTAAGGCTAGACATGCTAAGAATATCGCTAAAGGCAAGATGAGTGCAGCTTACTGGGCAGATAAAGTAAAATGGTAGTGTTAGGGTATCTTGGTATTGTAATGGCGTGTGGCACGATGGAGGCAGACACGTGTGTTCTTACTTCTAGTCCTACTGTATTCAAGTCTGAAGATGAGTGTGTCTCTAAGGCTGAGCCTATCGTACAGGGTTACTTAGATAGTGGTTACTTTAGTTATGGCTACTGTGTTGAAGTAAGAGATGTACCTAAGGGTGAGGAAACGTAATGCCTGTACATAAAGTTAAGGGTGGCTACAAGTGGGGTAAGACCGGGAAGGTCTACAAGACTAAGGCTGAAGCAGAGAAGCAAGGTAAAGCTATCTATGCCTCTGGTTATGCTGAAGGTGGCTTGTATGCTAACATCCACGCTAAGCGCAAGCGTATTGCTGCTGGCAGTGGTGAGAAGATGAGGAAGCCTGGCACTAAGGGTGCACCTACAGCTAAGGCTTTTAAGCAAGCAGCTAAGACAGCTAAGAAGGGGATACCTAAGAAATGAACTTTAAAGCTCAAGAGACAGCCCTGAAGGCTGCAGGTTTTACGTTTGATGGTGAAGCAGTACGTGATGCTCTAGGTAATGCTGTAGCTGGTGTAGGTGCTTATGGTGACGTGTGGTGCAAGTCTGCTGAGGTAGAAGCTATCATGTCTCGCCCAGCGCCTAAGCCCGTTAAGAAAGAAGAGATTGTTGTACCCTTCACACCTAAAGAGGAAGCTGAAGAGTGACACTCGTATCGCAAGGCAAACCAGCACGTACTATAAGCAGGGGTGTCATCTGTGACACTGAGGATCAGGTAGAAACGCTCTACACCTGCCCTGCTAACTGTCGTGCAGAGGTGTCTATGCTATTCTGTGTTAATGCTAATGGTAACACTTCTGCTTTAGCTAAGTGGTACAAGTCAGATACTACAGAAGAGTATAACCTTATTGGTGGTAAGAACTTGGGTGTAGGTGAGTTTGTTTTACTTACTGGTGCTACCCTTGTGCTTGAACCTGGTGATCAGCTACGCTGTGTTGCTACAGGTAACGTATCACCTCAACTAGATTACATGTGTACTGTTACAGAGACGTTTGTCCCTGTAGGGTAATAACGGGATTGCAAAAAAGTAAATACTACTGACCCACGATTTATGTATAACTATGTTCTGCTGCCATAAGGTAGTACTAACATAGGGATACAATAAGATGAAAAGATTTCTAGCACGTATGTGGGTCAAACTAATTCGGTATCAAGAAAGAAAAGCAGCTATCTATGCGCTGCAGAATATGACAGACAAACAGTTAAGGGACTTAGGTATTACTCGTGGTGAGATTCGTTCTAGGGTTTGTTTGTAGTATTGCAGTAGCAGGGTGTAGCACGACTAACATAGTGTTGCCTTCTTCTTGTGCTGAGCATGATGCTAAATGTCAGCGGAATCTAAATGCACAAACTCTATCACAGATTGGACAAGAAGAGGCTGCACTTAAGCTTATGTGCATGGACCCTGAGCTTATTGATGTTATGGGTGAGTCCTGTAAACAGTAATGATGTTACTGGTGACTTTAGCAACAGCTACACTGATTCTACTGTAGACAGTAATAACAATACTGAAACAGTCAACAATAACTACAATGCTACGGGTGCAGGTCAAGCAGCACCAGTCATGTCCTCGGTTGCACCTACTGTTATGGGTGGTGGTGGTAATGACTCATGCTTGATGCCTAAGAGTGCAGGTATTCAGCTTAGCGTCATAGGTGTTTCACGTGGAGCAATGCAACAGGATGCTGAATGTAACCTACGCAAGAATGCAAGGCTTCTAGGGCTTCCCCAGCAGTTTGGTGGGTTAGGGTTACAGGTTAGTGCTATCAGCGTTCTGTGTGGCTCTGCGGAGGTGTTTAAGGCTATGATGTTAGCTTCGACACCGTGCCCTATCATGGATGTTACGACAGGTAAACTTTTAATGGGTGCTGACGCAATAGAGAGATACCGTCAGAATCCTGATGTTTACATTGTTGGGTATAGTAAAGAGAAGAAGTTTTGGGATAGCTTATTGCGAATAGGAGAGGATTTAGCAGATGAGCGTAATGCAGAAACTACGAATGCTGGCAGGGACACTCGTTCTCTTAGCGAGCGCTTCAGGACTACACGCTCAAACCGTAGGGGAGCAACGGATCCAGGAGCTAATTAACACTATCACAGTCATTGATGACAAGCTTCAGTTGTCTATCAACCTTAGCATGGGTGCTGTAGGATACGCTGAAGTAGGTGGTGTTATTGTAGATGGTTCGCTAGACGGTGCTAAAGTAACGGAAGCAATGCTTACTGCTTACAATACTGCGCTAGCTGACGTGTTAGCATACGATTATGCTACTGCTACTACAGCTAACCAGTTGTTTATTCAAGAGCATGCTGCTGCTATGAACAGCCTGTCTATCGCTGTAGATACGCTATCTGATGCTACTAACGTTCTGCTTACTGCTACATCTGTAGCTGATATTGCATCTGAGGCTGACACACGCCCAGAACAGGTAGCATTGCAGGATATGTTGGCTACTGATGAGTATAGCATCTCTGCTGATGAAGTTACTGCGTATAACGATGCTCTGGATGCTGTAGAGACTTATGCTCAGCAGGCTGGTGCATTCTTGGCTGCAGCTAACAATGAGACGCTTACTGCCAGCATTGATACTTACGCCATGAATAATAACATTATGATTGGTGCTTACTCTGCATTTACGTATACACAGAGCGTAGACGAGTTCATCATTGTATGGGATGACCTTGGTCAGGGTACTGGCTGGAAAGGTTACCTGTCGGGTGACATGAAGACTGCTGAAGAGATCTTTGCTGCTAGCCAGTATATCCTTCAGTATGGCGCTGCTTCTTCTGAGATGTAAGGTAGTACATTATGGAAGATACAGAGCTTAAGATTGGTGGGTTTACATTTAAGGGGTGGTACATTGCTGCTGCCCTGCCCATCCTTTCAGGTCTCAGTGGTGCTATCTACTACGGCTATGATACCGTACAAAGATTCTACGCTGTAGAGGAAGGCATCGGTACTGTAGTAGAAAAGTCTGAGAGTTTTGATCAGACATCTGTAGCGCTTAGTTCTCGCATCCAAGCTCTAGAGCAAGCAGTGCAAGACAATGATGTGCGTGGTTTGAATACTAGACTATCTCAGATCAGCACTCAGATGCAGACTATTCTGGAACAACAGAAGACTTTACTTGATCTGCGTACTAAGGTAGAGAAGAGTACTACTATCACAGATAGCATTGGTAACAAGCTAGATACGTATGACCAAGAGATCGAAGACATATGGAAAGCATATGATTCACTCGTAGATAAACCACTATAAGGCAACCGTTATGGCAAAACAACTAACAGAAAACCAGCAGAAGTTCCTAGAGGTTCTCTTTGATGAGGCCAAGGGTGATGTTGTGCTAGCCAAGAAACTTGCTGGTTATAGCGACAAGACACCTACTAGGACTATTGTAGAGAATCTTAAGGATGAGATTGCTGACGCTACACGCAGTTACTTTGCTCGTAGTGCACCTAAAGCTGTGATGGCATTGGCTGGGGCACTGAACGATCCTACTGAGCTTGGTATCCGTGACAAGATGGCAGCAGCAAAAGACTTGCTTGATAGAGCAGGACTTGGTAAAGTAGAGAAAGTAGACGTGACATCTAGCGGAGGCGTTTTCTACCTACCACCTAAGGAAGGTGTTAACGAATAATACTATATGAAGATTGACATAAAGAAGGAACCTTTAGGCTACTGGACACTACCTAAACCTCACAAGGGTCAAGAGAAAGAGTGGCACGTAGTAGTAAGATTATCAAAGCAGGTTCCTTTTGGTTACAGAGTACACCCAGACAACGACAAACTTTTAGAACCAATCCCTGATGAACTAGAAGCATTAGAGCTTGCAAAAAGGCATTTAAAGCAGTATAGTTACCGTGATGTTGCTATTTGGCTGACTAAGCAAACTGGCAGGTATATATCCCACGGTGGTTTAAGAAAGAGGATTGACATTGAGCGAAGACGTAAGAAAGCAGCTCTTATTAAACGCAAGCTTGCCGAATGGCTCGAAGAAACGCTCAACGAAATCGAGAAGCTCGAAAAAGGTGGGGTCGGGGCGTACTCAGTTAGAGAGCGAGACGCAGAGTGAAACTACAGAGACTGTCGCTACTCAACCACAGTCTGTACCTGCGGAAGTAATTGCTCCTGAGTTTGATGTCGAGGTTGCACAGGACGTTGTGTTCAAACCAAACCCCGGCCCCCAGACGAACTTCCTAAGTGCTAGTGAACGGGAAGTTCTGTACGGTGGTGCAGCAGGTGGCGGTAAGTCTTACGCTATGCTTGCTGACCCTTTGCATGGCTTGAATGATCCTAACTTCAGTGGCCTACTTGTGCGTCACACTACTGAAGAACTACGGGAACTTATTCAGAAAAGCCAAGAGTTGTACCCCAAAGCTATACCGGGGATTAAGTGGTCTGAACGTAAGTCTCAGTGGATTAGCCCTCGTGGCGGTAGACTATGGATGTCGTACCTTGACAAAGATATGGACGTTACTCGCTACCAAGGTCAGGCTTTTAACTGGATTGGCTTTGATGAGCTTACTCAATGGCCTACTCCTTACGCTTGGGATTATATGCGTTCTCGTCTACGGAGTGCTCATAGCTCTACCCTAGGGCTTTACATGCGTGCTACGACTAACCCTGGTGGCGCTGGGCATGCTTGGGTTAAGAAGATGTTCATTGATCCTTCTCCTGCAGGTGAAGCTTTCTGGGCTACGAACATTGAGACTGGTGATACTATTACGTTTCCTAAGGGGCATAGCCGTGAAGGTCAGCCTCTGTTTAAGCGTAGGTTTATCCCTGCTAGTCTGTTCGACAACCCCTACCTGTCTGAGACGGGTGACTATGAAGCAATGCTTCTCTCACTGCCTGAACACCAGCGTAAGCAGCTGCTTGAGGGTAACTGGGATATTAACGAAGGCGCTGCGTTCCCTGAGTTTAACAGGCGTATACACGTAGTAGATGCATTTGATGTACCTAAGTCGTGGGCTAAGTTTAGAGCTTGTGACTATGGTTATGGTTCTTACACTGGTGTTTTGTGGTTTGCTGTAAGCCCTAGTGAACAGCTTGTTGTTTACAGGGAGATGTATGTCTCTAAGGTTACTGCTACTGACTTAGCAGATCTGATCTTGGAAGCTGAAGCAGAAGATGGTACTATCAGGTACGGCGTGTTAGACTCGTCTCTCTGGCATAACAGAGGTGATACTGGCCCGTCACTAGCAGAGCAGATGAACATGAAGGGTTGTCGCTGGAGACCTTCTGACCGCTCTCGTGGCTCTAGGGTAGCAGGTAAGAACGAGATCCACCGCCGCTTGCAGGTAGATGAGTTTACTGAAGAGCCAAGGCTTGTATTCTTTTCTACCTGCACCAATACTATAGCGCAGATCCCTACTATTCCTCTAGATAAGAAGAACCCTGAGGATGTGGATACAAATGCTGAAGACCACCTGTATGACGCTTTGCGCTATGGCGTTATGACTAGACCACGTAGCTCTCTCTGGGATTACAACCCAGCTACACAACGTTCTGGCTTTCAGATGTCAGACCCAACTTTTGGATACTAAATAAATGGCAGAGATTGACGATCTTTCATATGAAACTGATGAAGTAGTTGCTGCAGAGTCTAGCGATGATAGCATTTTCAGTAGTGCTAGCAGTATTGTTTCATTTGTAGGTGAACGCTTCAAGAGAGCAGAAGACTCACGTCTAGCAGATGAAGAGCGTTGGCTACGTGCTTATCGTAACTATCGTGGCTTGTATGGTCCTGACGTACAGTTTACTTCTAGTGAAAAGTCTCGTGTATTCGTTAAGGTTACTAAGACTAAAACGCTAGCTGCATATGGCCAGATCGTAGACGTACTGTTCGGTAACAACAAGTTCCCTCTGTCTGTTGAACCTTCGGTATTGCCTGATGGTGTAGCTGACTCAGTACACATCAACGTAGACCCTAACGCTGGAGGCGCTACAGAGGCCCTCAGAGGCGCATTCGGGCAACAGCCTAGCACACCCTACCTTATTGGTCCAGGCATGGATCTACAGCCCGGAGAGACACGCACTACGCTACAGAAGCGCTTGGGTGGTTTAGCTAACAAGCTAGGCCCTGTGTCTGACAAGATCATCGAAGGTGAGGGTACTACTCCTACGAGTGTTACTTTCCATCCTGCTATGGTTGCAGCTAAGAAGATGGAAAAGAAGATCCACGATCAGTTGAATGAGAGTGGTGCATCTAAGCATCTACGTAGCATGGCGTTTGAGATGGCTCTGCTTGGCACCGGTGTCATGAAGGGTCCGTTTGCTGTAGATAAAGAATACCCTAACTGGAATGAAGCTGGTGAGTATGACCCTCTAGTTAAAACTGTTCCAGAGACTAGCCACGTATCTGTGTGGAACTTCTACCCTGACCCTGAAGCACAGAGCATGGATGATGCTGAGTATGTTGTAGAGCGTCACAAGATGTCTCGCAACCAGCTGCGTGCACTTAAGAATCGCCCTTTCTTTATTGAGGAAGCTATTCAAGAAGCCATCGACATGGGTGCTGACTACGAGCGCAAGCACTGGGAAATGAAGATGGAAGATGATGACTCCATGCCTACTAACAGTGAACGCTGGGAAGTATTGGAGTTCTGGGGTTACGTTGATACGGATCTACTTGAAGAGCAAGGCATTAAGATCCCACGTGCACTTAAGGACTTGGATGAAGTAAACTGCAATATCTGGGTATGTAACGGTGAGATCCTACGTTGTGTTCTTAACCCCTTCAAGCCTGCACGTATTCCTTACTATGCTGTACCTTATGAGCATAACCCTTACAGCTTCTTTGGTGTTGGTATCGCAGAGAACATGGATGATACACAGACTCTGATGAACGGCTTTATGCGTATGGCTGTTGACAATGCTGTACTTTCTGGTAACCTTCTTATTGAGATTGATGAGACTAACCTTGTTCCGGGTCAGGACTTGTCAGTTTATCCAGGCAAGGTATTCAGGAGACAGGGCGGTGCACCGGGTCAAGCTATCTTTGGTACGAAGTTCCCTAACGTTGCAGCTGAAAACATGCAGCTCTTTGATAAGGCACGTGTACTTGCTGACGAAAGCACAGGCTTCCCGAGCTTTGCACATGGTCAGACAGGAGTCAGCGGAGTTGGTCGGACTGCTTCTGGCATTAGCATGCTTATGTCTGCAGCTAACGGCTCTATTAGAAGTGTCGTTAAAAATGTAGACGATTACCTGCTAGCACCTATGGGTCGCTCTTTCTTTGCGTTTAACATGCAGTTTGACTTTGATGAAAGCATCAAGGGTGACTTGGAAGTTATTGCTAACGGTACAGAAAGCTTGATGGCTAACGAAGTGCGTAGCCAACGCTTGATGCAGTTCTTGGGTGTTGTACAGAACCCGATGCTTGCACCATTTGCTAAGATGGATTATATTATCCGTGAGATTGCTAAGAGTATGGACCTTGATCCTAACAAGGTAACTAACTCCATGCAGGACGCAGCTATCCAAGCAGAGATCCTGAAAGCATTCCAGCCAGCACCTCCTCCAGCAGCAGCAGGCCCAGCGCCAGCAGGCCCCGGCGGTGAAGCTGCAGTACCACCCGGTGCTAACGTACAAGACATGACTGGTGCAGGCGGCGGTAACATAGGTACTGGCACGGCTCCAACACCAGGCGAACAAGGGTTCAGTGGTAATGTCGCTTAAGAGCTTCGTTAATAATAAACCTGAATGGGATGCATTCTGTCAAGAGCTAGACGTTTGGATTGAAGAACAGCACAAGCGTCTAGAACAGTCTGAGCATGTTATTGAGATGCATCGTGCGCAAGGCGCTATTTACACACTACGTAGACTAAAGTTTCTGAGGGATAAGATTAATGGCTCGTAATGAAGATATGCAAATGCAGGCTATGTTTAAGTCTAGCAGAGTTGACCCCGTAAGTGGCAATGAAGTACCTCCGGGTTCTCTCCCTAAGGAAGTACGTGACGATATCCCTGCTATGCTTAGCGAAGGTGAATACGTAATCCCTGCAGATGTGCTTCGTTATTACGGTGTTAAGTACTTTGAAGATCTACGTAACAATGCCAAGCAAGGCTTAGCTCACATGGATGCAACAGGTCGCATTGGTGGTGACCCTGTAGATCTGCCTGTAAAAGCGGCACAAGGTATGGATTTGGGCGGTAGAACAGAAGAAGATATCCTAGCTGAAGTACGTAGAATCTTTGGCCCTAAGAAAAGCCAACAGGGCATGGACCTAGGTGGCAGAACAGAAGCAGACATTCTTGCTGAAGTAGCTGACATCTTTGGTACTAAGAAGAAGCAACAAGGCCAG